TAAAGGTGAAAAGGGAGAGAAGGGAGAGAAGGGTGATAAGGGTGAGAAAGGTCAAAAAGGTGTTGATGGTAATAGTATTAAAGGAACTAAGGGAGATAAAGGTGAAAAGGGAGAGAAGGGAGATAAAGGTTTAAAGGGTAATGAAGGTCCAGCAGGTCCAGCAGGTCCATCAACAGGTGCGTCTGTTAACATTGGAACCACAGCACCAACTTCAGGAGTAAACACTGGAGACTTATGGTATGATAGTGATGAGGGTGATTTATATGTTTACTACAATGATGGTAATACATCACAATGGGTATCAGCCACTTCACCACAAGCAACAAAAGGAGATAAAGGAATACAAGGAATCCAAGGAATCCAAGGAATACAAGGAATACAAGGAGCAACAGGAGCTACAGGTTCACCAGGACCAACAGGATCACCAGGTTCAACTGGACCAACAGGACCAACTGGGTCACCAGGTGCTGATGGAAACGATGGTGGTACTGGTCCAACTGGATCTACAGGATCACCAGGACCAACAGGATCACCAGGACCGACAGGACCAACAGGATCACCAGGACCAACAGGATCACCAGGTTCTGATTCAACAGTGGCAGGACCACCAGGACCACCAGGTCCTCCAGGTAATAATTCCACTGTAGCAGGGCCACCAGGACCACCAGGTTCAGATGGAAATGATGGTTCACCAGGATCACCAGGATCACCAGGATCACCAGGTTCAGATGGTACTGCAACAATTAATAATAACGCAGATAATAGAGTTATAACAGGATCAAATACTACTGGCGAATTAAATGCAGAACAGTATTTAGTTTGGAGTGGATTAGCTCTAAGAGCATCTCATACCAATGGTGAGATCGATGTAAATCCAAGTGATGGTGGCATCGAAATGACTAGAGCTAATGGTGGTGGATATATTGACTTTAAAGATTCCACAAGTGATGACTATGATGTTAGAATCGCTCAAGATGGAACCTCCGATAAATTAAAAGTATTTGGTGATCTTGAAGTTACTGGTTCAATTATTGGTTCATTAGCATCAACAGTAGTACAAGTTAGAGAGGCTGCCTCTCTTGGACAGTCAAGTACTGGAACAACTTATACAGATAAAGTTACGTTAACTATGACTGTTCAAAACAATTCAAGAGTACTGATAATTTCATCTTATGAACTTGCATCTTCAACTCCATTTGGTTCAGGTAATAATACTGTGGCTCAAACTCTCAAAGTTGGTGGAAGTTTTGTAAATGATACAATCACAAACGCTCATAACGGTTATTTCTCTTACAGTGGAGCCAAAAAATACGATATTTTTTATGACGCTGCTAATGGTGCTGGTAGTAGATCTTATAAAATACAATGGAAAAGAACAAGTACTGGGCAGGGATATATTAGGAATGCTAGAATTTTAGGAATAGAATTAGGGATTGGTCCTTAATTAATAAATAATTAAAAATTTTTATGTCTGTAGAAAAAATTTACTTTAATAGACAACTCATTCATCCTAGTTATACCACAGATGAACGAGTTGGACTATCAAGCGAAACAGGTTCGATGATATTCAACTCGACAACTAACAAGATGGAATATTTTGATGGGTCAAGTTGGGTAGAATTATAATAACGAATATAAATAATTAAAAAGAAATGTCATATTTTAAAAAATTACCAAATATATTATATCAGTCTCCATTACCAGACAGATCTTCAACTGGTGATCTAATAGAGATTAAAAATATTTTTCGTAGATCTAAATTATATGATTACCTAAAAGATAATGCTACATTATTTAATAAGTATATTATTGAAGATGGTGATAGACCTGATACGATTGCACAGGAATTATATGGTAGTTCCCGTTATGATTTTGTCGTAATATTAACTGGAGGTATTATAAACATTAATGACGAATGGCCTCTACAAGATTATCAGATGTATGATGTTGCATTAAGTAAGTATGGAACTGAAGCAAAAATGAATGAAATTCATCATTATGAAACATTTGAGATCAAAGATAGTCAAGGTCGTCAAATATTACCACCAAATTTAATTGTTGATAGTACATTTAAGATTGATGGTAGTGCACTTAGATTTGGAGGAAATCGATTTAATTTAATATCAGAAGCAGGTAATACACAATTAGATGATAAAAACGAATATACCGTTGCGACTGATAATATTGCTAGACCTATTACTAACTTTGAATTTGAGATTTCTCTTAATGAAAAGAAAAGAAGAATAGATTTATTAAGACCATCATATTTACAAACATTTGTTAATGATTTAGAGGATGTAGTTAGATATAGTAGAAGTTCAAGTTACATCACAGGAACATTAGCATCTACAGAATTAAATAATTTAACGTCATAAAAAAAGGGGGTCGTTTGACCCCTGTGTAATTATTCTTCCGCTAGTTTTTGGAAGTACGATAATGCATCGTCATCATCTTCATTTACCGAAGACGGTGTTGTTGATACAGCAGCGGTAACTAATTCCTCTGCAGCACCACGATCATTATCTTCTTCAGCGACTTCATATTCTGGTGTTGCTGTTTTCTTGTTGCCAAGAACATAATCTAAACGAGTCTTCAACTCTTCATAAGTCTTGAACTGGTCTCCTGCAACTAACTCAGCGAGAGAGAATTGCTTCTTCCACAATGACTCAAGAGCATCGTCATCATTAAGTAATGGACTCACAGCAGCGAACTCAGAACTGTCGTAGTTTCTATAACCTGCAACATTCTTTGCTTTTAACTTGAAGTTAGCACCTTGCCAGAAATCGAATGGATCGATTGCTTCCTCATCCTCAAACTCAGGTTGCATTGCTGCAGTTAGTTTGTCAAAGATTTTCTTACCATACTTGAATAAGAATACTTTACCCTCGTTCTCAGGATTTGCAGGGTCTTTAACGACATAGACATTAGATACATATGTCAACTTACGCTTCTGCTTTCTTGCAGTTTCTTTTCCAAGATCAGTTCCATTATTCCAGAGTAAAGAGTTATACTCAGAAACAGGGTCTTTCTGTCCTAGTGTGGTAAGAGAATTCTCAATATACCACCCACCAGGTCCTTGAAATGCGTGAGAATATAGTTTAACGAAAGGTAGGTCTTCATTTTCAGGTGCGGGTAGAAAACGAATAACAGCATAGCCATTACCACCTTTATCTACATCTAATTTCCATATGCGGTCATCTGCGTTACCGCCTGTGTTGTTCATCTTCTCGACTTCTTTTACTAACTTTGCAGTAAGTGAGCCAAGTTTAGACTGTTTTTTTAGGTCTTTAAAAGACATTTGGATACCTCGGATAAATTGGATACGTTGGATAGTTGGATTATAACAGATAAATTCTTAAAGGTCAAGCTGTGTCTTAAGATTGTCAATTGTAGTTGACATTCCAGAAAATAATAAAGACATATCAGTTCCCTCTGGAAAACCAAGAAGTCGTACTGATTGTTCTAAGTGCTCCTTTAACACAATTGCTTCTGGATCTTTTGACAAACTAATGCGTGTATACATTAATCTTTGCTTTTCCAATAATTCTGTAAGTTTTTCGATATGGTCTAGTTTGTCTTCACGACTCATCGTACCAAACTTGAAGGCACTTCCGTATATCCTTGATTGTAATTCATGGATTTCTTCTAAACCTTCTTTGACTATATCAGAATCAAAAAATTCACTCATTAATAATTTCCCTTAAGATTTTTTTAAATTGGAACACATTTATATTTAGGAAAGGTTTATACTTCTTAATTTTAAGACTGACGGTTTCCCATACTGGGTCTTTTAATTTTTCATCAAACTTTTCCGAAAATGCAAAAATGATATCAAATATTACAAAGGTCTCTAAACATATATCTCCACCTAAAAATCTCTTCAATATAATTGGGTGCCCTTTCTTGCATTCTAATACCTTTTCTAAATTCTGGTTCTCAAGAAGTTGACTTGATTGTTCTTTGAAGAGATAAGATATACTTTGTTGTCTTCTCATCCAATCAGAATATGTTCTTTCTCCAGAATTAATTATCTCTCCTATCCACAGATTTTTTGGATTATCTGTAGTAACAAAGTTTGCTAATAGGAAATTAACAATTTCATCATCAGAATACTTCCTTGATGTTTTCTCAAACCAATACTTGTCTTTTCTCTTATTAAAGGAAGTAACAGTAGCACTGGATTTTCCACCATATCTAAAGAAATCATACTTACGATTTGTAAAATGATTTTTCATTGAAAGATATGATTGATAGGTCTCAAATGGTGTCACTTTCATCAACTTCTTCCAAATTACCAAGTTCTTCAATTGCATCTACAGGTACTTCAACACCTGCAATACGATACCAGTGCTGTTCAACACCGATACTATCAGGACGCACACCGATATATTCTAAATCTTTGAATGTGTGCTCACGTAACATCGCTTGTAAACGATGATGCATCAATTCTTTTTGTGTAGGCATTATAAAGGTAATTTTGCTCTTGACGTAGGTTTCATAAAGTTAAGTCTCGTTGCATCCCACTTCAATCTTTCCTTCAGTGGTTTTGAGATTAACTTCGATACTGATTCTACCTCAATATTGTTAGTTTCGCAATAGTAACAGATTGCATCGATATAATTAAAGTCTTCTTCTTCCTTTACAATTTTTTCGATTTCCATTGCAAACTTGGAAGGAGTCAAGAATTTGTTCTCGATTGCCTGTTCTAATTCTTTACTAGGTTCCATAGAGTTCCAGTTTATCTTGAACAAATTTGTTAATGTATTCTCCGAGGAGTTTGATATACTTTGCTTTGTTGTACTCTTCATAGACGATGCATTCTCCATTTTCACAGGACATAATAATTACTAATTTTTTAACAGATATACCCGTTAATTCATATAACATACAACCGTATGCCATACACTGGACAAAGTAATGTTCAATCCAGTCTCTTGGTTTTGGTTTTTTAGAAGTCTTAAAGTCGATTATCGCTAGTTCTTTGTTGTATTCTGCAATGCAATCAACAGTTCCAGCAATGCCAAGTTGTTTACTATAGAGAGCACCCTCTAAAGCGTAAATATTATTTATGTTATTAATTTTCCCCTTGGCAACCTTAAACAGAAAATCTGAAATTGGAGGAACCTTTGGTAACTCCTCATCATTATATAGATGATGTTCTGTAAGGGTGTGAAAATCAGTTCCACGGGTGGTCGCAGCCTTTGTAATTTTGTCTGCAACCTCATTACCAACTCTTTTTCTCCAATCCAGAAATATCTGTTTATTGAAATGACTGGTAATAGATGTAATTGAAACTAATTTAAGTAATTCATCTTCATCAGGTACATTATAATAACGTACCCCATCAATAGTTTCCCTTGATAATTTTGGAAGATCAATATCTACATGATTAAACATTAAAGTCCGACTTCTAATTTTGCAATAATATATTCTTTGACAAGTCCAGAACGAACTATATCATCAATCCCAAACTCTATTATATCAAAAGATGGCATTTTTCGCAATATGTTAAGAAAATCGTGTATGCCATTCCTGTCATTTGTTTTGACTAAATCAGTTTGACTTGCATCTCCACAGAACATAATTTTACTATTTTCACCAACACGAGTGATAATAGAGTCCAACTCGTGAAAATTAAGATTTTGGAATTCGTCAACAATTATAATCGCATTGTCAAGTGTAGTTCCACGAATAAACGAAGTGCTCCAGAATTTTATACTATCTTGTGCCTTGAGATTACCATATAACATCTCAAAATCAGCATCAGAAGGCATTTGGAACATATATTTTACCATATTTTTATATGGTATTTGATAAATGTCCGCTTTATCCTCGTGATCTCCTGGCAAAAATCCAATCTCACGAGTAGATACTAATGAGCGAACCAAATAAATCTTTTCATATGGTGTAGATTCATCTAGTATATCAGCAAGTGCATTATATAATGAAATAAATGTTTTTCCTGTTCCAGCAGTTCCATATGCAACCATTTGTTTTCCAGCAGAGTAAGAGTCAAATAACTTTTTTTGATTATCAGTTATTGGTTCAATATCAATTAGATATGTATTGCCAATTGGTTTTTTTCTTTTCATTTGCTTTGAGGTGTAACCAATACCAATCGGTTGATCTTCGTTAATTTTCTTTT